AAACGAAGATTTTTTAATCTATATTCATAGCGATGACATTGATATATATCATCATACAGAAACAGAAACAATAAAAAAAGAAGGATTAACATATGAAGAAGCTGTTGATTATATTTTATCTAATAAAGATAAATTTCAATCATATGAAGAAAGTGTTAGTGATAGAAATAGAGAATTTGAAATAGAAGCTTCTGATAGAAAAAATAATAGAATGGAAATGGGTGGATACGGAATGGGCTAAACTACTCCTCTAATAAAAAATACCACCAATTGGTGGTATTTTTTATTAGAGGAGGCGCCGCTTTCGAGGTCGGGTGACTATCAATTAATTTAACCCATTTATTCATAAGCTTATGCTATTTTTCTGAATAACCAAAATATTTAATTTATTTTTCATTAAAAATTAAAAAATTATTGAGTTTTTTATACATAACTACTTGTTAATTTTTTCAACAGAATTACCTGCTTTCAACATTTAAGCGTAAGCTAACTCGTTGATCAAGTTGTTCGAGAATGCAAAAGCGATATCTTCGCTTGTAGCTAATTCATTTGCGTTTATTGTTTATTGCTTCTTATTAATCGGATGCAACCACCGATGCTTAATCATGTTTTACCTTACGTTGACGTTCTATTCATTCGCCCCCATTTTTGTTTTACAAATATACGACAAAATTTTTAAAAAACAAAATTTTATTTGTATATTTTTATTATATATTATAATTACTTTGTTTTCTTTGGTTTTGATGGCTTTTTTACAGATTCGGTTTCTTCTGTCACAATTTGCCACCCATTATTTACATAATGTGTTAAAAAATCATCAACATCTTTTTGTATAATCATACTTTTTTTACCTATCTTCCCTGTTTTTTCGATATAAAGGATCCATACGAACCAATCGTCATCTGGTTCGGTTGGTCTAAAATAAATTGTATATTTAGAACGTGGTTTAATTAATTTTATTTCTTTCATAGGTGCAAAATATGACAGGAGTTTGTTTATTCATCCACATTTCAAATGTGCATGAGAAATCTGGCATATAATTAAGTTGTATATTTTTTAATTCTTCCATTATATTCATAATTGAGAACATTGTTTCACATTTCTGCAATTCTTTTTCAATAATTATTCGACTAAATTTATCTACATAAATAAATAAATTTTCTTGTTCCTTTCGAATAAGGTTTGCTATTTCTTTTATTTCGTCTAAATCTTGTATCAATTCTATTTCCATAATTATTCAATTTCTATATTCATTAACATATTACCAACAGAATCATCAGTTAAGTATATATACGGATTCAAATCATATTTTTTAAATAAATTATTTAAATTTAATATATCTTCATAATTTTCCATAAATGGTGATTCTACTGTATTCAATTGCATAAAGATTCTATCATTATATGCCTTTAATTTAACATCATTATAAAATGATAACTCTTTAAATTCAGTTAACATATCATAATTCTTTTCAACTATTTCAGTATTATATCCAATTTTTCTATTTACAACTAAATTTTCCCAATTTATATTAACACATGCTTGACATAATTGTTCTAAAAATGTTATATTAACATATTCTCCTGTTGTATGTTCTTTAAAATAACCAACAGAAACGTTAGTACACTCGTTTATTACAGCAATAAAATTAGCCGAATCAGTAAAAGAACCTGTATCATCTAATTCATAGTGTAATCCTTGATTAATTAATTCTTCACATAAACTATTAGCAAAAGCGTCAGAACAAGTCCTTGTTAAACTTTGATGTGTAATAATTGAATGGTAATTTCGTCTATCAAAAGATACACATTTAGTAATTCCTTTTGCATGCTCACATTTATCATAATTTTTTGAAAGTAATCCAGATCCTATACCACCAACTTCTTCGCCTATAAAGAAATAATATAAACCAGGTATATTATGTGCTATCATATATAACATAACAGTAACTCCTGCTTTATCATCCCCACTTAAAATGGTTTTGCCATCAGAACAGAAAAAAGACCATTCATCTTTTTTAAATGAAAGTAAATTAATTTTTTCTTGTGTTTTGCATGCAGAATCAAAATGAGAAGTAAACATAGTATTAGTTTCCCCGATTTTTATATAATAATTACCGTAATCATCTAATTGTAATGGTAAATCAATAAATTTAAGAATTTCATCTTCTGTCCCATATGGATATGTTTGATAACATAATGATTTAAATGTATAAACAACATCTTTTGGATTATAGATAAAATCTGGTTTATCAAAAATTGACATATCAATTGTTTGATGTTCCAAAATTGCACTATTTAATACTTTCTGATTATAATCAAAAATAAATATACTAATTTCATTTTCAGTAAATTTAAATTCAGTGAAAAATCTATCCAAAAAATCTCGTATTGCTATTTTTTCATAATTTCTTTTACCATCAAAATATGCTTTAAAATAAAATTCTGAATCTAAATCAAGCAAACTAATACATGTCTCAGTTTCATTCATAAATGAACCTAATATAGCATAAGATATATTATCTGATATTTCCATTAATATACCTTCTAAACGATTTGTATATGTAAATGTTGTTTTAGATTGATTTATTTTTTTATATTTTCTTTTTCGACTCATACAACAAAGATAATAAAAAAAAATCAAACACACAAAACTATTTATTATTAATGTCTTTTATCGAAGATCGGCAACATCATGATATATATAAATACTATTACTATTTAATATATACAATATGATTATTTTAAATGATATAAACAATCAGTTATTTTTAGATGACATCTTGAATAAAGAATTTATTGTATATGAAGATGTTAAAGGAACTTCAATTTATGTTAAATGGGATGGAGAGGATTTTATAATAAAACCAGATTTAAATGCTGATCCTATAAATTTTATAGATGATTCAATTGATACATATTATGGAAAATCTTATGATTATTTAAATAGTTTGGATAATCATGTGAAATCACTTTTAAATAAAAGATTTTGGTTTAAGTTTGAGTATTTTCCAACTGATTTAAATACTTATAATAGAAAACCTAAACATAATTTAATATTATCTTCTATCATTAAAAAAGGTAAAGAAGATTATAATATTGAAGAAATTGAAGAATATGCTAGATTGTTTAATGTTGAATCTTTACCTTTTATATTTAAAGGTAAATTATCAGATAGACAAATTGAGGCTATTAAATATTTTTTAAATACGTCTGAGGAAGATTTAGATTATGTATTTGGTGAAAAATCTTTTTCATTCTTTTTTATAAATTATTAAATCCTCAATTATCTGGTTCTTTTTTAATGGATAATGATTTTAATGTTAATGTGGATAAAATTGTTTTAAGATCTAATGATGAGCAATTAAATTTTGCTATATTAAATCCTTTATATACAAAAATAAGCAAATCTAATTTAACAACCTATTTGGAAGAATATTGCCTTATTCTTATTAATTTTGTTAACTTTTCACAAAGTATTAATTTACAAGATATAAAATTAAAAGGTGAAAAAAGAAATGATATTTATACATATTTGATTTGTAGATTATTTAATATTTATGTAGCAGAGGTTGGTGAGGATATATTAAAATGGGATATTATTATCCCGGAGTTTTTTAATAAAGATAAATTTAGAATTAATAAAGAAATTATTTTAAATAAAATTACCAAAGAATACTTATTAGAATCTAAATTTGAATATATTTTTAAATGTATTTATTTTTCTTTTAAGTTTAAATTAAAAGAATCATTTGGTTTAATAACTGATAACATGTTAACTATAATTAACAAATTTATAAATGATATAGGAATGTGTATTGATATATTTTTAAATAAAAAATCTGAATTTGAATTAGGCAAAAAAGGTTTGGTAAATTTTGGCGACTTTTTTGATATCAAGAGTAATATCGATGTTGATGGTGAAGGAAATGTCTATCCAACAATTTTGGATGAAATTCGACAAGGTGGAGAAGAAAAGAAAAAGAAAAAAGAACCTGTATCAAAAGTTCCTTTAAAATAAGAATAATATTATGGATTTTAATGAAGTTTGGACTAAGGAAAAAAATGATTTACTTAGACAATTTATAAGAGAAAAAAAATCAACTGATTTTATATTAAATTATTTTGGAGAAGATTTGAAGCACCATCCGAAAAAGAAATATTCTTATTCTAAAATAATGCCTTTTGAATATTTTGAGAAATATGGATTTATTAATGAGATTAAAATAACACCGGAATATACTAAATATCGTGCAGTGAGAATTAATAGTATATTTTACAATAATAAATTTGATTATGAATTATATTTTGATTTGAATAATCATGATTATGTTTTGTTATATTTATTTTATATAGTTAATGGAATAGACACTTATAATGTAGTAATGACTACGAAACAACAATATTTAGATTATAAAAAAGAATTGTCTAATGGTAACAGAAATTATGATCAGTTGAAAAATATAATTGAAAGAGAAACCGGTTATGAAGAAGTATTACCATTAATTAAAAGAATATCATTTATTATTTCTGATTTTTGTAATAGGATGAAAATTTTTACACTTTCTATAGGAGAAACTGATAATAAAGTAAAGATAAAACTATATAGAAATATAATAAAAGATTCCTTTAAAAATATAAAAGAATCAATAGAAAAGGATAATTTTGGAAATATTTATTATATTTATGTTTTAAATTAAAAATTTTTATCTATTTTAATATTTCTTTTTTCCAAATCTTCTAAAATTAATTTTTCTATATATTTTGAGCGATTTTCATATCCTATTTCTTTAAGGTATTCATCCATTATTTCTATCAAATTTATATCTACTGATAGTGCTGTTTGTTTTTTGTATTCTTTTTTCTTAGCCATATTAAGTTTATAATTATTTTTTAAAAAGTTGAAAAATGCCATAAAAATACCATAAAGGGGCATATAATTTTATAATATATAATATATATTATATGAAAACAAAAAAGAAAATATCCGTAACTATTAATGAAAAAATAGATGATATATTGAACGAAGAATTTAATAATAAATCAAAATATATTGAGTGGTTAATATACCAAGATTTATTAAAGAATAGTAAAAATAAGAAAATTAAAAAAATTATATTATAACTATGCCGGTTAATTTTTGGGGTGGAGAAGAAGGTTTTAAAAATCAAATAATAAGAGATAAAATAAAAACTGACTTTTGTTCATCTAATAATATAAATTTATTAAGAATTTCTTACAAAGATAATATAGTTGAGGTATTACAAAAAATTATAAACTAAATTAAAATTAGATATAAAAATTTAAAATTACAAAATTAATATGAAAGAAATAGAAAGTTCAGTAATGAAAGAAGTAAAAACAGAAGACGGCAATTTAATTATTAAATTTAATAGTGGTAAGATATACTCTTATATAGGAGCCGCTAATGAATATGAGAAAATAATAAATGCAGACTCTGCAGGATTTTATTTTAACAATTATATAAAAAAATACTATGATTCAATTTTTTTGAATTAAGAAAAATTAAAAACATTTATGAGAAATAAAATTTATAACGAAGATATATTAAAATTTTTACCAACACTACCAGATAAATCATGTGATCTATTTATTTTAGATCCACCCTACATGAACGTAGTTGATGAAGATTGGGATAAGCAGTGGAGAACAATAGACGAATATATGAATTGGTGCGAAAGATGGATTAAAGAAGTTTCAAGAATAGGGAAATATAGTTCCTCTGTTTGGGTTTTTGGATTTCCATACCAATTATCCAGTTTAATACCTATTTTCGAGAAATACGGATTTAAATTTAAACAACAAATAGTAATTTGGAAAGGAATGAAAAGTGCTGCCGGACGTGTAAGTAATAAATTAAAAATGTTTCCAACAACAACAGAATGCATCTATTTTTTTTATTATGATTCTTGCGAAATAATAAGAGATTTGTTGAATAAAGAAAAGGACAGAAAAAAATTAACTCCAAAAGAAATAAATGGCTTCTTAGGCAAAGCAATCCATGGTGGTGGAACTTGGAGTTCAATAGCGGGTTTAAAACAAAAAACATTACAACAACCAACCAAAGAAGATTGGGAAAAACTTAATACTCTATTTGATGGTAATTTACCACCATACGAAAATATGGTTTATAAATTCAACCTTCCACATGGTCTGACTGATGTTTGGGATGATATTAGGTTTTATTTTAAACAAGGCACTAAATTTCATCCTACACAAAAACCAGATCAATTAATACAACGTCTAGTTGAGTGCAGCTCAAATAAAGGCGATTTAGTAATTGATTTCTTTATGGGTTCCGGAAGCACAATTTTAAATGCAAAAGAATTAAACAGAGATTTTATAGGATGTGATATTGATCCTGATTATTTTAATGTAGTGCAAAATAGGTTAAATAACCCAAATTATATACTTAACGCTCCGGTAAAACCAGAAAAGGAAAAAGGTAAAAAAAGAAAAAAAGAATTGCTTTCCGATAAAGATTTTAAAACGGAAACTCTTAATGAAGAAGTTGATTTAAAAGATTTTTTTAACGAATAGAAGTTGTTTAAACAACTTCTATTTTTTTATAAATATAAAATTTATGAAAAAATTCAGTATAATAACAGAAAAAGAATTTCTAAATGAAATTAGAGATTGGAGTTTTTCTTGGAAAAAAGATATTGATAAATCAATATCAAGAAATTTAGCATTGTTTGGTTCAGATAAAGGAGAAAGAGGAGAATATTTTGCTTCCTTAATTTCCGGAAAAAGTGGAACAGGATCGGGCGGTAGTGGATTTGATATATCAGATGGAAATAAAGCAGATGAATCAAAATTTACATCCTGGGTTCAACCTAAAGTTTGTAATACCTGCGTTATTAACCACATTAAAGAAAATAATTTAAAAGACGATTCTAAAACAAGAAATAGTTTGGCAACTAAATATAAAAAAATTTTCTTTTTGGAAAAATGTCCTTCATGTAATGAATCAGATTTTAAATATGTGCGCGATTCAAGATGGGGAATAGATGCCGAATCATCCTTGAAATATAAGGATGATATAGAAAATTATTGGCTTCAAATATTAGAACCTGTAGAATACGAATCTTCTTGTAGGAGATTTTTGTATAAATGTTTCAAAGTATCGTCTAAAAATGAGAATTTTATAGAATATCTTAGAATTCAAAAAGAAGATGGAAGTAAAAATAATTGTAATTTAATACCTTACTCATTTGATTTTTATAGATTTTCTCCAATAAAAGTTATTGAAATATTAATTGATATTGAGAATAATAATATTGAAAGCATATTTTGGAATTTAGAAAATCAAAATTTGGAAAAAATGCCGTTGGTAGGAAAATATGCACCAGGATTAACAACGGAAGAATATTTATCGATATTTGAAAATATGGGTATAGAAACATATGATTATCAAAAAAATACTAAGTCATGGACTAAAAAAGATAAAGAAATTACAGGTTGTAATTCTGACTTAGAATATTTCAGAAAAAGATTATTAAATTTAAATATTGATATTACACCATATTTAAATCAAAGAAAAAAAGCACACGGTAAAGATAGGGGGCTCACGGAAAGACACCAAGCAACGATTTAAAATAAAAAGAGGAAGTTTAAACTTCCTCTTTTTTAATAATAAGCATATTATGATAAAAACTTTAAGAGGATTAAAAAATTCTATCGAAAATGTTAATTACACATTAACGAATAATGAATTTGATTTATTAACAGATGTGTTAAAAGAACTTTATTTTGTCTGGATGAGAGATTTTAAAGGAAATAATTTCACAACTTATCAATTAGATTCATATGCACAAGAGTTACAACAAGAATATTTAGAAAAAAGATTTAAAAGAGGATTAGATTTTAGAAAAAATGAATTTGATTTAGCAAATGATAAATTAAAATTAGAATATGTTAAATCAAAAGATTATATTGATTGGCATATGTTTAAATGGTGTTCAAGTGAATTAAAATTAGAACATGTTGTGAAAAGAATAAATAAAGGTATATTATTACAAGATTTAATTTTTAAATGGCTTCCTTTGGAATTAAAGGAGCAATATTTCATTAAAAATGAGCAGGAATTATTTTTATCCAAATATCAAAAGATATGGCGAGTTTCAATTTATAAAGCATATTTAAGAAATAAAAGAATTGATGAAATTTTAACAGACTAATATATAATATATGAATATATTTAATTTTTCAGATTTTATTAATGAAACTCTTAAAACAAGAGATATTGATTTCACAATAAAGCATGTTTTTAATAAATTATCTTTGTTAAGATACAATTTTTCAATTGAAAAATTGTCAACAATAAATACAAATTCAGTTGGTATAATAAGTATTAAATTAAATGATGTTTGTTATATTAATAATTTTAAATTACATTTAGATGTATTAAATGATATTTTAATAAATGAATTTGGATGGTTTCCTTCTGAAATAGAGATATTAAATTTACACGGAACTATAAAAAAAGATAAATATAATGAAGAATATATTTTAGACAAATTCTCATATTTTAAAGATTTAACAATAAAATATGAAGCAAAATATGATAAAGAATCTATTATACCAAAAAAATTATACCATTTATCTATACAAGAATATGAAAATAAAATTTTAAAAAATGGATTAGTTCCAAAATCAAAATCAAAGTTAACAAGAACATTAGATAGAATTTATTTATCAGACACACAAGATGGATGTTTTAAATTGGTCAACCAAATGAAATTTATATATTTTAATAATCCTAAAAAAGATTTGATTAATACAAAATGGATTATCTATGAAATAGATACCGACAAAACTAACATATCTTTATATAAAGACCCAAATTATACTAATGGATATTATACAACTGATAATATATCACCTAATTCTATAAAAATAGTTTCAAAAGAAAATTAACTATGCACAAAATAAATAATTTAGGTCAAGTGTTCACACCAGAACATATTGTATATAAAATGATAAATTTAATTAAAAATGGTTTTTCAATTTTAGAGCCAGCTTGTGGAGAAGGTATATTTCTTAAACATTTGATAAATAAAAATATAACTGCAATTGAATTTGATGCACAATATTGCCCTATTAATGCATTAAATATAGATTTTTTTGATTATGATGTTAATAATAAATTTGATACTATTATTGGCAATCCACCTTATATAGCTGGTAAAAATATAATTAATTCAACATTATCTAAAATAAATAGTAATCTAATTACTCACGGCAAATCTAATTTATATCTTTATTTTATAGAAAAATGTATTAATCATTTGACAGAAAATGGCGAATTAATATTTATTACACCAAGGGAGTTTATTAAAACTACATCTTCGATAAAATTAAATAATTTTATCTATGATAATGGAACAATAACAGATTGGTATGAATATGGTGATGAAGTTGTTTTTAATGGTTACTCACCTTCTGTTGTTATATGGAGATTTGAAAAAAATAATTTTAATCGAAAAACTAATACTAATTTAGGTGAAAAGATTTTCACAAATTCAAATGGACAATTACTATTTTTAGATAGTAATTTAACTGGAACTAAATTGGGTAGTTTATTTACTATAAAAGTAGGAGCAGTTAGTGGTTTAGATAAATCATTTGAGAGTAATGATGGAAATATGGAGTTTGTTTGTTCTTATACAAATAAGACTGGAAATTTGAAAAAAATGTTTTATAACATTAAAAATGATTTTATTTTTTCAATAAAAGACGAATTAATGAAACGTCGAATAAAAATGTTTACAGAAGATAATTGGTGGATGTGGGGTAGAGATTTTTATAAATCTGATAGAAGAAGAATTTATGTTAATGCTAAAACAAGAAATGATAAACCGTTTTTTATACATGATTGTAAAAATTATGATGGTTCTATATTAGCATTAATACCATTAACCGATGAAATTGAAAATAATATAGAATTTTATTTAGAGAAATTAAATTCGTGTGATTGGGAAAATTTAGGATTTAAAGTTGGTGGAAGATATATATTTAATCAAAAAAGTTTAGAAAATATTACAATAAATATATAATATATGCCAAAATTTACATTTATATTAAAATATCATAATTATTTAAAAAATATTAATAATTTATCAGATAAAGATGATATAATTATTTATAATGAACGACAAAATGAAATAATAATTGAAGGATTAATTAAAACACAGCCTATTGAAAAATCAATAAATATTATAAAAAGAAGATTTCCATATTTAAAAATTGAAAATGGCAGAGATTATGGTGAAATATATATAGAAGGTGATTTTGGTATATTAGAAAATTATTTACCTTTAATAAATAATCTTGGTTATTATATTTCGTTTTTAACATTAGATGGTAATAATTGGATAAAAAAATATGATAATAATACAATACCTTTGTCCTTATACCTTGAGCCTAAATATGATTTGATAATTGAAGATGTGCCAAAAGTATTATTTCACACAACACCTATTAAATATAGTAAAAATATTTTAAAAATTGGTTTAATACAAAAAAGTAAGAGTAAACTTTCAAATCATCCAGAAAGAATTTATCTAACTTGTGATATTAATTATAGCAAAGATTATGGAGATTATATAATCAGCAACAAAATTGATGTTGATTACTCTGTTTTTGCAATATATACTACTGGTTTAAATTTAACATTATATCGCGATATAAATAGTGATAAAAATGCTTTTTATATATTACAAAATATATCACCGAAAAATATTAAACAAATAAAATAATTAATATAAATAATCTTTTATATTTTTACTTGTTAAAGTTAAAAACACATCATTAGAATCCTTTTTATCAGTTAAAGTTTTATTATTTAATTCTAAATAATTTATAAATTCTTTTGATTTTATAACCTCTATAAATTCATCAAATTTATCTTCTTTTACATCAACTAAAATACCAGATAAATTCAATGTATCTTCATTTATAGAGGTTATAAAATATATACCTTTTGATTTTAAGAAAGTTAATGGTAATAAAATTCTTTTACCATTAACTTTTTTTAATAAACCCTGTTTTCTACCATAAGCATACCATTCTTCATATTTAATGGCTTTACCAGCATCTCTTTTTAATAGTTCTTCTTTTATTGATAAAAAATATTCATAAGTATTTGGATAATTTAATTTTAATTTATCTTGATTTATTATTTTCGAATTATCATAAGGGTATATAATCCAACTATAATCATCAGATGATTTAGATTTTGTAGCTTTAATAAGTTTTTTACATATCTCTTTTTCTATTTTAAAACCATTTTTATAACAAAAATTTTCATCATAAGAATCAATTTTATAAAGATTATCTTTTAATGTTGCTATACCAACACTACAATAATTTATTAAATCATATAATTTATTTGTGCCTATATTTAATTCGTCAAATATCCATTTATCATCAGATAAATATGTTTTGTCTTTTATAATATTATTATATTCTAAATTATTTGTAATATTACCACAAGTTAAAATGCAAGTATATGTTGATATTGTTTTCCACACTTTTTTTAAAACAAAATCGTATAAATAATTAATTCTTGGTTTTAAAATATGTCTTAAAAATTTACCTGATTTAGATTTTATAAAAGAATTTGGAATAATAAATCCTATTTGTTGTGAAGATTTTAATGCTTTTTCAATAAAAGCAAAATATAAATCTACATTACCTAATTTAACCGAATCTAATTCTAATTTTAATATATTTAAATAATCTTTATCTAAATTTTGTATCCTTACATAAGGTGGATTTCCAAAAATAATATCATATTGATTATTTTGTAAAAGAAAATCACCACAAATTATATTTTTTGGATTAATTGTTATAGAATAATAATCAAAATAAATATCTAATAATGTTCTAAATTCAGCAATGAATGTTTCGTTTATATCATAACACCACAAATTATTTTCAATAAATAAAGCAAGTGATTCTGGTGTTTCTCCATTTTTTCTAAAATATTCTAATAAACAAAATATAAAAATACCTTTACCAACACTTGGTTCACATATTTTTTGATTGATTTTTGGTTGCAATCTATTAATTATTTTGTCGCATATTTCTTTATTTGTAAAAACAACGCCTTCTTTTTTTATTAGATCCTTATTTTTATCATCGAAATAACAACTTCTATTTAATATATCTTGTATCATATGTAATACAAATATACAAAAAAATAACTTAAAAACAAAAAATTAAACATTAATATAAATTATATTAATATAATATAGCATGATAGATACAAAACTTTTTGATTGGATAGGTGGTAAAAAATGGTTATCCTCTAAATTAAATAATGAAGTTAAAACAATATTAGATAAGAAAAATATCCAATATTATATTGAATCATTCTGCGGCAGTTTAGGTTATGTTATTGGTTGTTTAAATACTTTTAAACAACATGATATACATGATATAATTTTAAATGACATTAATAAGGGTTTAATTAATGTTTTTTTAACTGTAAAAGAGCAGCCTGATGAGTTGTTCAAAAAACTTTGTTTATTAGAAAAAACACACAATAATTTAATTCCAGATGAGGCATTTAATTTACATAAAACAAAAGATAAAGAAAGGTTAAAAATACTTATGTCTGATTCTAATAATTATTATTTATCAGTAAGAGATACTTTTAATAAAGTTAAAGATAATATTAATGATATAGATTCGGCAGCTTATTTTTTATTTATAATGTATCATGCTTTTAATGGTTTATATCGTGAAAATCAAAAAGGAATGAATAATTCACCTTATAGTTGGACTAATAAAAAGATTAATTTAGATAATAGATATTATACAATAATGGAATATAATAAATTATTTAATGAGATGAATATTTCATTTTATAATTTACCTTATAATGAATTTATTGAGATGAATATTTCATTTTATAATTTACCTTATAATGAATTTATTGATAAGTTCAAATATTTATCTTCTAAATCTATTTTTTATTTTGCCACCATATATGAATAAAAATATAAAAGAAAATTCATATAGTAAAAATTCATTTGGTAAAAATGAGCAGTTAAATTTATTAAATTATGTTGATAATTTAGATTTTATTATTTATAGTAATCATTATTTAGATTTATTTGTTGATTTTTTCAATAAGGATAAATATAATACACAAATTGTATATAGAAAAAATTTAATTAGTGCTGATAATAATTCAAGAGGACAAGATGCGGCAGAAATTTTAGTTTCAACGATAGTTTAAATACAAACAAATAATGGAACAAACCATATAAATTAAAAAAGTTTATATGGCAAAAAATTTATTTGAAAAAGCTAAAGAAAATTTTAAAAATCAAACAAAAACGTGTGACGGTTGTGGTGAAAAAAAATCTATTGATGAATTTAAAAAAACAAACAAATATTGTAATAATTGTCCTCATGTAAAGGAAATAAGAGAAGAATATAAAAAGAAATATTTAGAAAACAATAATACCGAACCAATTTCAGATATAGAAGATATAGATTTAGATGAGTTTTTCAATTCATAACTTTTGGAATAAATTTTAATAAAAAATGTAAGAATTAATTAAATTAATTATATTAGAGGACTAATTGGTAATTATTATAATCATCTAATAAACCTTTTAATTCAAATCCCAAACCTTTATAAAGATTGTTAGCAACATCATTAGTTATTTCTGTATTTAATTCGATAATTTTACAACCTTTTTGTTTTGCTCTATCAATTGCAGATTTCATTAATTTTTTGCTATAACCTTTTCCTCTAAATTTTTCCAAAACAGCTACAGAAAAAACTGATGCTTTACCATCTGGTGAAAAACATAAAATTAAACTACCAACCTGTTTTCCAGATTCGGTAATATATAATAATTCACTATCTAAATTAACTCTGTTAACATCCACAAAGTAATTATTTTCTGTAATTTGACTAAATTTATTCATAAATTAAACTTTTTATAAAATATATATTTAATATAAAAACACAATTTTTAATGTTGAAAGATTCTATAAAATCCAAATTAGAAACAAAAAAGTATTCACTACAATTTCTACCAGAATCCATAAAAGATATAACAAACGAAAAATCAGTTTTTCATAATGGGAAAAAACTCAAACCATCATTTATAATCGATATCATACATAATTTACTTTTAAGATACTATTTTAGAAAAGAAAATGCATTTCCACTTTCATCAACTATTCTCAAGGAAAAATATGGTTATTTATATAATTATTATATGGATTATTTAGTTAGTAAAAATATATTACATATAATCAAAGAATATCAAATTGGTAAAAATACACGGACATATAAATTTGATAATTTTATATTAGATGAAAGTATTTTAAGATATAAAAATGATAACCAATCTTTATTAAAGAAATATAAAAAAGCTGTTAGTGCTATTGATAATAATGATATTTTGAAAAATTCTATTTATCCAGAAATAAAACAAAAATTAGTATCTGATTTATTTACTACTTCAATTGAATATGATAAAGCATTATATTATTTAAATAATACAATTCAAGATAAAGATTCTTATAATAAGAATAAATATTCCGTAGAATCTATACATGATAGACATATATTTTATCATTTTGATTGTTATGGAAGATTGCATACTAATTTTACCATTTTAAAATCATTTATAAGAAAAAATTGTCTTTTAATAAATGGAGAAAAAACTTGCGAAATAGATATATCTAACTCACAGCCCTTATTTTTAACTAAAATAATAAATGAAGAAGGTATAGGTTTATCAAATACACATGAATTTAAAGTTTTTAGTTATCTTGTAATACATGGTAAATTTTACCAATTTTTAATGGATAATTCTAATGTTAAAGATAAGAAAACATGTAAAGAATTGGTTTATATAACATTATTTGGTAGAAATGGAAAATATATTAATAATCCATTTGCTAAACTTTTTCCAAAAATCTATAGTTTTTTAATCGATTATAAAAAAACATATGAAGATTACCGTATAGTTTCACATAAATTACAAAATTTAGAATCACAATTTATATTTAATAAAGTAATAAAAACTTTATCAATAATTAACCCTGATATAAATTTAATAACTATACATGATAGTATCATAGTACAGGAACAGCATAAACATCAAGTACAATCTTTAATGGATTCTATGTTATCAAATGAGTTTGATTTCATAGATAGGGACTATATATTCTAGTTATAAATTTTTTTTAATATATAGTGTATGATTAATCTTAATGATATAAACTTATCATATATTATAGCATCACCTGAAATTGAAGGGTTGAGTCAAACTGAAAATATACATAGAAATAACACATTTATAAATATGTTATATTCTTTAAATTATTCTATTATTCCAATTTGGGGATTTCAAAATGCTATTTATGAAAAATATTATATCGCTATTAGCAGCGAAGATAATGATATTTTTGAAAAAGAAACTAGATTAATTATCAATCAATTTTGTTTTAATGAAATAATAGTTAAATTTAAAGGTGAATCTTTATTAACAAGAATTTTATGGAATAGTGAAAAATTTCCAATAGAAGTTAAATACTATGATAATAGTATGGATAAAAAAGTATTTATTCATGAAGGTGTTACATTTACTTTAAATGAACAGAAAAGATATTACTTTCCTTCAAAAAAAGAACATTTAAAAGAAGGTATGTTAATTGAATATTTTAATAATAACTTATGGACACAAAAAAAAATCAATAATTTAGATTTAGAATATGAAAAAATGTATAAATTATTAATGAAATATGAAAAAATAAGGATTAATTATTAATGAAATGGATTAAATATTTTATAAATGAAGATAAACAAAATCCAAAAGAAATTGCTGATAAATATTTTAAAGATATACCAACAGATATATTAAGTAAATTTGTTGAGGCTGATCCAACTTCTATTATAAAAAATAATAAAGTTAAAAAAATTGGTTCTTATGTTAAATTTTTAGTTAAAATTTATAGAAATAAATCTTTATTATTAGAAGATTTACCAAGAGCAAAACAATATTTAACAATTTATAATAATAATAAATCTAATTTAAAGGATAAAGATATACTTAAATTTAATTCATTGTCAGATTTAGGTAAAGCAGTAAGGCAATATTTAGATATTGAATCCGGTGAATTAACACCATTTTTAAAAGAATTACCAGAAAATTCATATAAACTATTATTTGAAAATGATAATTGGCGAGTTTATAAACCATTAACAGAACAAGCAGCTGCAGTATTAGGAATTGGAACTTCATGGTGTACATCATGGGGAAAATATGCTGTTGAAAAAAATAAACAATCATTAACAAGTCAGTTTTACAAATACAAAAATAATCTATTAGTATTTGTAGATAACAATATAGATAAATCGGAATGGCAATTAGATTTAAATACTAAACAATTTAACGATAAGTGGGATAAAAATAGATTCGATAATGCATTGCCAGAATTATTAGATAATAATATTGATTTATGTTATGTTATATTTCCATACTTAAAAGATTTAGAAAATACAGATAATCTATCTTCTGCAAGTAAATATTTATATTTATATCCAGAAAAAATTCATAATATAGTTAAAGAAAAAATATCTTCTACATTACCAATCAATATTTTTAAAAAATTTAGTGTAATATGGAATAGTGAATCCTCAGATGAGGATAAATCACTTAATTTATTACGTCTATTGAATATATCAAATATAATAAAAGATGAATTTGAAGATGAAGCTGCTGCTTTTGTTGAGTTTTATAAAAAAAGCGATCATATTGAATTTAAATATAAATTATTAAAAAAACAATTAAGAAATTGCTATCAATTACAAGACTATTTAAATTATTGTAATAATCCTATGTGGAATGATACTCTTTGGGAGAGCAGTGATATTAATATTAGTGATATAATAACTGAAAAAGAATTATTCGGAAAAGGTTTATTTGATGATTTAAAAAATATAAATTTAGAGTGGATAAACACTTATGATAAATTAAAAAAATATTTAACAGAAGAACAATATAAAAAATTAATTAACATATGTTATGATAAATATATGGAAGAATATAATTCTAAAATAGAAGATTTCGCAAAAAGTATTGGTAATAAAGTTACTAATATCATTGAGAACAGTACAAATTATCATAGTACATATTCTAATTTATACATAAATGAGGATATTTTCTTAAATTCCTTATTAGCACTTTATATTTATAAAAGTCAAAGAGTAAATGAAAGTGATGTAAATTTAGAAGATGTCATAGATTATATTTTTAATGATAATGATATACCAAGTGATAATGATAGTTTTACAGATACGGTATATAAAGATTTTGAATTTGATAATACCGAAGTTTTACATGAAACACAAGTATCAGCTTATGATTTAATTGTAGATAGAAAAGATGAACTAACAGAATTAAATAAAACTGATGAAGAAAGAGAATCTGAAAAACAAGAAGAATTAAGAAAAATTGAAGAATTAAAGCAAAAAACATTAAAAGAATTTGAAATTTCTTTAAATAAATTAGGTTTTAAAAACTGGCATTTAGAAACAGATGATTATATTATTGATATTGATAAAAATAAATTTAATCCAAGTTTAGATTATTCATATGGCTCTTTTTGGGCGAAAGTTGTATATAAAAACAACAATGAAATAAGAGAAGGATTTGTTAGTGATTATTATCTTAATAATGTTATAGCAAAAGAACTTGACAAAAAAATAATAACAGAATATTATGTTTTTAGACAAAAATTATGGATTAAATGATTTTCTATGGAAGGAGAGGTGAAGTTTTTTAATATATAATTTATGAATAAAGATAAAAATTTCAATAAATTTATTGAAAGGGCTAAAAAAATACATGATAATTATTATACTTATGTTAATAATTATTCTAATGCCAGAACAAATATAACTATAATTTGCCCAATACATGGTGAATTTCAACAACGACCAGATAATCATTTACAAGGTAAAGGTTGTAAATTATGTGGACTAAATAAACTAAAAATCTTATTTACAAAATCAAAAGAACAATTTGTAAATGAATCTAATTTAATACACAATAATAAATATGATTATTCGAAATCAGAATATATTAATGACTCAACAAAATTAACTATAATATGTCCTATACACGGTGATTTTTACCAAAAACCAAATGATCATTTACAAGGTGCTGGATGCCACGATTGTAAAAGTGGAAAATTTGCTAATTCTATGAATATGAAATATAGTAAAATATTTATAGAAAAAGCAAGACAAATACATGATAATAGATTTGATTATTCAAAAGTTAAGTATAATAGAATGAAAGATAAGGTAATTATTATATGCAATAAACACGGAGATTTTGAACAATTGCCTTATAATCATTTGATGGGTAATGGGTGTCCAATTTGTAAAAATTCGATTGGTGAAAACAAAATAGAAAGTTTTTTGAAAAAAAATAATTTTTTATTTGAAAGAGAAAAAACATTTGATGATTGTAAAAATAAGGAAAAATTACCATTTGATTTTTATTTATCGGATATAAACACAATAATTGAATTTGATGGTGAACAACATTTTAAACCTATGGGTTATTTTGGTGGATTAAAAAAATTGTTATATACGCAACAAAATGATAAAATAAAAAACGAATATTGTAAAAATAACAATATTCGTTTAATAAGAATTCCTTATTATGAAATAAATAATATTGAAAAAATACTTTATGAATATTTATTCAATCTTCCTATTTTTGGTAATACTAAATTAATATGATTTTGTAATTGTTGCTTAGAAGCATTACTAAAATGATTTAAAATTTCCATATTTCTTTGATATAATTTCATATCAATTTTAGATTTCTCATGATAAAAATGATAACATTTATTAGGCAATGTTGTGTGAGTTAAAAAATTTTTAACCATTACATCTAAATAGTTATCTTCTGCTCCCCATCCTATAAAATCCTCATTATGCCCGCCTATTTTATAAAATGCCTCTTTTTTCATCATGAAAATACCACCCATCATAGGAACTTTTTGTATATCATCAGCTGCTTCTCCTCTACCAATTCTATTAATCTGTAAAATAGAATTTAAATCCATCATTCCTTCTTGTGTTGTTAAATCTATTACTGAATTATATGGATTAACACAATCATAAAAATCTAATGTTTGTACTGCTTGTAAAAATGCTTGTGGATGCATTACTAAATCAGAATCACCATATATTATAATTGGAGTATCACAGTATCGTAAAGCAACATTAAATGCCCATGCTTTATTAAAAGGAAGATCGGTTTTTAAAAAAATATGTTTTGCTCTTAAATTAAGTTCAGATATTCTTGATTTTTTATCTTGTTCAACTATAACAACATTTAAACCTTGAAATGGAGTAAGCCACTCTAAAACTCTTTTTAGATTATGAAGGCGGTCTGCCTTATGTTGATATGCAATTACATATGTTATCTTTGGTATATTTTGTAACATTATTTTTTTATTTTTATATTAAACAAAAATAAAAAGGTTTAAAAAAACCACCATTTCTGGTGGTTAAAATTAACTTTTAATAAGGCCGGGATTGGAATATCCTTTTTGTTGTACTATCTCTAACAATTGTTCGGGAGTTAATTGAGTTTTGTCCCAACCTTTTTTCCTCGCATATTCAGATATAAATTTTTCTCTTAACATCGATAAATCTTCTTTTGCAAGATTATTTGTAGTTTTAATTAGATTTTCCATTTTTATTTTTATTTTATATATTAAAATAAAATATACTCATTTTCTTTGTGTTGTTGTTTATTTTTATTACATTTGTAATAGTTTTTGTAAAATTAAATTTTTTTTAAATGGTAATCGAGTGTAAAGGGAAAATTCTTTTTCAACCAGAAAATAAAACGAAAAAACATGAAAAACAAGATTGGAAAAAAGTAGCCATGATAATTCTTGATTGTGATTTAGATAAGTATTATGCATGGTTTCTTAGTAATAGATTTAATTTAGAGTTTGTAAAACCTTTAAGAGGAGGACATGTGACTTTTATATCTGAAAGAATCAGTAATGAAAAATTTAATAAACTTGCTAAAAAATATAATGGTAAAGAAATCACTTTTTTCTACGAAATTGAACCTAGAACTAACATAAAACATTGGTGGTTAAGGATACATAGTCCAGAAGCTCAAGCAATAAGACAAGAAATCGGTTTAAATAAAGAACCATATTTTGGTTTACACTTAACTATTGGTTATATGAATGAAAAAAATATGGAACATTCTGAATATATTTTTAATTCTATTAAAATGTTTAATTTAATTAGTTCAGAGCCAAGAAAAGAGTTAGAAAAACATAAAATAATTAAAGCTGTTTATACAAAAAATTCTTTCATAAAGTCAAACGAAGAATTTGAGTTTAATGGTAAAATGGTTTATTATAAAAATGGTCATTATTGTGATAATAAAACAAAGTTAAATAATTTATGATATTAAAAATTAATTTCATCAAAAGAATCAATGGTGATGTTGAAGTTAAAAAGGTTAAAAAAGTTAAAATAGAAAGTATTAAACCAAGATTTAATTGGAGTATTCGTCATTCATCATATGTTAAAATATATGATGAATTTCATTATAAACATTATTCAATAGGCACTGGACATCAAAAAGTTTATTTTTTTAACACAGAAATTACATATATTTATTATGATAAAATGGAATATGAAGAGTTAGTAAAAATAACTCAACCATTTATTCGTGATATAAAAATAAAAGAAATTTTAAGTTAAAATAAAAATTGAAGCAATTTTGCTTCAATTTTTATTTTAACTTAAAATTTCTTTAAACACTCCATGTGTATACTTCATTACCGCCTGTTACTGGTCCAAGAGGTGCGTAATTTACAACAAGTGTATAGTTATTTAAACCACCGGAAAAAGTATTGCCCATAGTTGATGATGTTGCGAAACTTGAACCACCTTGTGTTATGGTGTTGCTTATTGTAACACCATTATTTAAATTACCAGTATTTGTCGGCGCTGTAAATATTAAACTATTACCACTTGCAACAACTGTATAATTAGCAGCAGCACCAGTAAAGTTTGTTGCACTCGCACTACCAATTATAGCTGCTAAAAAGTTTGAAATAGTTGGCGCCAATGAAGCTGAAGAAGTTGCGTTAATTACGTTAACACCTTTAAGTTGCATTAAAAGATTACTTGTGTTTGAAACAGTTCCAGTAAATGTATAAGTTAAAGTTGGTTGTGTATAAGTTGTAGTAGAAGCTGTTCCTAATGTTCCTACAGTAAGCTTTATAAGGTCATAAGGTAATTCTTCACCAACAGTATTTGGATTAAAATTATACAATCCTTGGTAAGAATTGCTATTAGTTACACTAACAACGATTGAATTTGAAAAACCATCAATTGAAAAAGTAGCTGTTGTAGCAGTGCTTCTCAATTTAAAATAAGTTAATGACATACTCAATGTAGGTCCAGCATAAGTTAAATTATCAATATTGAAATAAGGTCTTGACATAGTAAAATTTATTATTTTGTTATAGTATATATATTATTTTAAAAATCAATTTTTTCATTATTTTATGTTGTAAAAATATAGTTTCGAACAACTCTATTTACTTGGTATAAAGTTCCATAATTTCCGGTATTATAAATATTTGTTGTATAAGGATATCCACCATTATTCAACGAAGAACCACCGGTAATTCCAAAAAATTGTGGTGTATCAATTGGGTAATTTGTATATGGAGATTTTAAATATGAAAAAGTTAAATTATATGTAGTGGAAGCAGAGACACTCATAGCAAATGAATATGTTGCGTTTAGATTGAATGATTGTGTGTATGAAAGAGTTACACCTGTATAAAAACCTGAAATACTAATTAAAGCATTTGAACTAGTTAAAACACCACATAAAAAATTTGAATAATTGGCATTTAATGATACAGTGCCACCTGAATAAGTCATTGAATTTATAAGATAAAGTGGTAAAGACATATTTTATTACTTTTTATTATATATATTAATTATAAAATAACAATTATATTGATCTATTCCATCTTGTCCACATCCAAATACCCTATAATTGCCAATTTCATGCATTATTTCAACCTCTGTTTTTAGTGGATCATAACCCATTTTAATTAATTTAGACTTATTAAAATTAAACCTATGTTTTCTAATACCATTAACAACCCACCAATAATTTATCATTGATCTTTTTTCGAAATTAAAACCGAGTGTTTTGTATATACTACCAGTGAATAATGAAATATCGGCATATGATATTATTTCGTTTATATCTAAATGTGTTCTAATAAAATATTTAAATAATTTACTAGCAGAACCTATAATATAATAATTTATTTTATTGCAAAATCTTATTAATTCATATTCTCTTTTACCATTTGTAGCTCTAAATCCAAATGACATTAAGCTAACTAATTCATTATTATAATATAAACCAATTGATTCTGAAAATCTAGTGTATCCTTGTATATGATTTTTGTTTAAGAAATTAGAAGTATCTTCATTATTTACGGGTTTTATTACGCATTTCCACATTCACATTTAATATAATAATTTATATTATTAACCCAATGCCATATTTTCTGAACAAATGTTATATCAAGTTCTTTATTGAATAATTCTATTTCTTCGTATATTTTTACGAAATTATTTTTAAAATAACTTTCTCTTAATCTAACCGAATAACCACATAATATATCATCTATTATTTTTTCCCTATTAAGCAGCATTTATAATAAAGATTGTATTTTATTTAAAATAATTTCTTCTATTATTTCAATATCATAATATGGTATTCTTAATAAATTTATATTTTTTTCAGATGACCATATATTTTTTATTTCATCATTTTTTTGTATAATATTAAATTGTTCTTCGCCACCAAAATAATCAATAGATTGAAAATGTTGAATTCCATCAAATTCAACAGCTAAATTTAATTCTGGAATAAAAAAATCATAATAATATATTTTATTATCAATTTCTATTTTAGATTCTGGTATATAATATATTTTCAAATAATCTAAAATATTATAAATTGCCCGTTCCCCTTTAGATGATGCGCAATGTGGACACCCACAACCCATGTGTAAAATATAATTAGGTTTAGTATACCATTTGTTATTGCATATTAAGCATTTATGTTCAACTTTTGTAAAAGAATTTTTATACTCACCTATTAATTCAATATCTTTTGGTAATTTGTTTATATAATCTTTATTACTAATTTTTTTACCAGAACAAAATGGACAACCGTATATTGAATTTTTAATACTTTTTGGATTTGATATAAAAGTATTTTCACATGTTAAACACTTATGTTTAATCTTTTTTTTGAAATTATAAAATTGTTCTAAGATTATTAAGTTTTTATTTTTAATGGAATTTTTATAATTATTTAATCTATCTATACAATTGCATTTTAATTTATTAAATTCTTTTGGTTTTTTCTTAAAAATTTTTTCACAAGTTTTACATTTAAATTTTATTGAAGTAGATGCATTTATATAATTATCGACTCTTATAAAATTTGAATTTTTAATTTTGAAATCAAATTGATCATTTGTTATTTTAGTGCCTAATTTACTATACATATAATTATATATTTAAACTAATAGTTAGTTTAACTAAAAAAGTCCTCAATTGAGGACTTTTTTAGTTAAACATTAGTTAAATATTAGTTAAGATACTGAGCGTTATCTTGAACAACAATTGTCATAAATTGTTTTTGTGGATACCAACCAACTTCTGCTACTGCATAACGGCTTCTCAAAAGCATTCTTGGAGCAAATGTTGCTTCAGAGATGATGCTTATTGACTGCGCCATTAAGTATGGTACGAAGATGATACCTGGTTGATCTGGATTATTCTTTCTACCAATAACAATTCTGTTATCGTTATACTTCATATATGGATCAACATATATTTGAATGTCACCAATTTGGCCTACTTGGTAAAGTTGTCCAGAGCTATTTAATTTAGATTTAAGAGGGTTAATTGTGTAACCAGCAATATCCATTAAAGAAGCTGCAAGAGCACCATTTGTCACTGCAAATTGTGCAGGACCAACACGACCTTCTGTTGCTACATAGTTAGAAGCATGAACCATTTTAGTAATTAACTTACGTTGAACAGCGTGAGTTGTTTCACCACCAGGACCAGCTTGTACATATGCTGTATCTAAGTCAAATATTGTAGCGCCTGTAATTGAGTTATAAGCAGTATTACCAGCATAAAGAGGAGCAGATGCTCTATTTAAGCCACCCATTTCAAATATTTTACCTACGATTTGTTTAGAAATTGTTTGAGATAATTCATTAACAAGAATTGATTCCATTTTTTGAACGATATCCATACCTGTATTAGCTTTAATATCTTCAATTTCTGTTCTTCTTAATGCAGAAGATACTTCGATTGTACCAACAGCGATTGATTTAGAAGAAATTTTTGGACCAATTTGACCTGCATAAATATTTTCTTCTTGTGCACGATCCATTGGATATCTACCACCACCAGAGAAGTTAGAAACATAACCTGGAATATGATCTTCTAAAGCAGATATTAATGAAATACCGGCTGTAAGACCTTTGACACCAAATGGACCTACGTTAGCACCAACTATCTGGCTAAGCATTGATTGTGTAGGTGAGAATGTATTTCTTGTTGGGTCAAAGCCCCAAGTTGTACCAGCAGAGAAGCTATTATTACTATTATTATTATTATTAATATAAGGATAAGAAAGAGTCTGAGCCGTATTTGCTTGTTTATAAGCTCTAAACATTGGATATGAATCAATTCTTGAGTAACCTAAGAATTCAACAGTATTTTGAACATTTGATGCAGCTGAAGTACTTTGTGGGTCTTGAGTAACATAATAGTTTGTTGTACCAGAAGAAAAAGTAGCATTAATTTGTGTCCAAACTCTTGCATTTGTTATTGAACCATCAGCTCTTGTCAAACCACCAACTGATTGTATTATATTGTTTGCGCTTAAAATTGTAGAAATTGTACCAGTCAAAGATGATAAGCCAGCAGCACCCGAAACAGAAAAATCTAATTTAAAAATAGTTGGTCTTTCGTCAGAGTTACCAAGATTATTATCATCATATTGGAAATCAATATAAAGTAAGTCCATTTTAGGACCTGGTGTTGGTTTTACAGCAACTAAATCTAAACCAATAGTTTGAGCTGCAATTTTCATAGCAACTGGTAATAAATTTTGACCTAAGTCACCAGAGCCATTAGTACCAGAGTTTGAAGACCAGTTTGTACCAATTGTTGTACCTGGTAATAATGATGCTTGTGGAGCAGTAATGCTACCTAAACCACTTACGTTTGATACGTTTGCATAAGCATTTTCGTTAATCGCATGGTATTCGGCATATTCTGACATCCAGCTGATCTTATCAGCATCTTTAACACCCATGTTCTCCAATACAGGAGTCCATTTGTTAATAGCTTTTTGATTGTCTATACGAATGTGATTCATAAATATTTTTATTTTTTTTTTATAAAGTATATATAACTTCTTAAAAACCTTATTTTTTAAAGGGTGGTTTTTTTATTGTTCTTTTACTTTATTAGTCACACATTGCTGTGTTTAATTATATATCAAACAAATAATCCTCCCTTTTTAAGGAGAGGATTGTTTATAGTATAATTAATTTAAAATTAATTTAAACCTTTGATTCTTTCTAATATTGAAGTAATATCTTTATCTGAAAGTTTATCTTCTTGAATTAAAGAATCATGATTTACTAATGTTTTAGTAGTTTCATTTTTCTTTAAATTTCTAGTATACCAGAAATGTTCAATTGCAGATTCAGTAGTTAAATCATAACCTAATTTAGATTGAGATAAAATAGATTTTTTAGCAACTTCATTTAAAGAATCCCAAGAAGATTTTAATGATTCTGGAATTAATCTTACAATTTTTTCTTCCATAGTTTCTGCTTTTACTGATAAAGCTTCTTGAACTAATCTTAAAACATCAGCATTATTGAAATAAGATTTACCATTAATATGTAATTTAACAGTTTCTTGTTCTTCATTTGTTAAATTGTAATAGTTATCAATTTGAGCTTTATTTAAGAATTTTAAGAAATGTAAATCATTTGATTCAACCACTTTTCTTTTCTTAGCCTCAGCAATTAAATTATCAATTTGTAAAGATAATTCTGTATCTGATTCACCTGTAAAAGTCGGTGCTTCAATTTCAGGAGTTTCAACTGTAATAGTTTCAGTTGGGATTTCAGTAGTAACTTCAGCAGTAGGTATTTCGTCTATAACTATTGGTGCTTCTTCTGTTGGAATTTCAGTAGTAACTTCTGTTGTATCTACAACATCTGTATCAGTTGGTATTTCATCTGTAATTTCAGTTGTATCATCTACAATAGCGTCTTCAATTTCAGCAGCAATTGGTTCTTCGGTAACAATTTCGTTTTCAAATCCCCATTCTTCTAAAGTTGGAACAGAATTATCAGAAGCATCTTCATTTATTTTATTACTATTTAATTTTTCAGCAATCATACCCGAATATGAAATTGCTTTATCAAGATTTTCTGCAATATATTCACCATAAGCAATATTATCATCTAAATGTTCTGCAATATATTCTGAATAAGCAATATTACCTTCTACATGTTCAGCTAAATATTCAGAATAAGCAATAGCATTATCTACGTTTTCTGCAATATATTCACCATAAGCAATTGATTTATCAAGATTTTCTGCAATATATTCACCATAAGCAATTGCTTTATCTAAGTTTTCTGCAATATATTCTTGATAACCAATAGATTTATCTAAGTTTTCTGCAATATATTCTTGATAACCAATAGATTTATCTAAGTTTTCTGCTAAGTATTCTTGATAACCAATAGATTTATCTACATTTTCAGCTAAATATTCAACATAGTTGATATTTTTTTCAAGACTCTCAGTTAAATAATCGTTATGAGCTATAAGTTTATCTGCTGTTTCTTTCAAGCTTTTATTTTCATTAACTACTATTTGTACTGTTTCAGCTAAATAATCTAAATATTTAACCATTTGTGTATTAGTAGTATTTAGAACTTCATAATATTCCATAAGTTGTTCTAATTTTTTAGGGTCTACATTACCTTTTTTAATAGCCTCGTTTACTGACTTTTTTGTTTTGTCGATTTCTTTAATTAAGAAATCTGAGTAACTAGATAATTGTTCTTTTGTGACAAAATCATTGTTGTTCATATTAAATATATCGTTAATTTTTGACTCATCATTCATTTCATAAATTCTGAAATTTGAGTTATTTGAATAATTTAAAGTTTCATTTATTGAATTCATTTTAGCTGAACCAAATCCTGGATCAGCAACAATGTCATAAGTGAATAATTTTTTAAGTGTAACAGTTCCATCATTTTCTGTAACACCCGCTGCTCTTGAAGAAACAAAAATAGGGCAATTGTCTTCAACCAATGCTCTGGCTTCTTTACCCCAAAATGTTGACAGAAGTTGAATTTTACCTTCAATGCGATTTGATTCTTTATTGAAAATAGCTTCTTTTACTATATGTGAAGCCCTTTGCAACGAAGTATCAAATACATCTGGATGATCAAATTCACCATATACACCCATATTAGTTATTCTTTGATTCAGTTCTTCTAAACAAGGTAAAAATTTATTAGCAGTATAAATTCTCTCGTTACGATTTTTAACATCAAACTCGGTGAAAATACCACCTAATAAATAATATTTTTTACCACCAGAATTAAAAACTTCTTCATTTAAATTTAATGGATTATTATTGTTTTCAATAATCATTACTGGTTTCATGTGTAAATACTTTATTTTTATAGTATATATATCATTAGTATTTAATACTTTTATAAATTGACGGACTTTTTATCGTTTCGGCGGACTTTTTAAACAAATGTATTTCACAGTATATAATATATATACTATGAATGAATTATTTTTTAAAACAACAAATGGTTTAAGTGAAAAGTGGTTAATTAATAATCATAAAGATTATTATGATATAATATTTAATTATGTTCTTGAAGAAGATATTTCTTTATCAGAACGTATATATCTTTATCAAAATAAATTAACAGAAAATCCAAAATGTTTAAATTGTAAAGAAAAAGTTAAATGGATTAAATTTTCTCAGGGTTACAGAAAATTTTGTTCCAAGTCTTGTGCTGCCTCTTATACTCATAAGGATGAAAATATAAAACGAAATAGAATAAAGAATTTATTAATATGTAATAAAGATGAAGAAATGAGGAAAGAAATGACTTTAAAGTCTATAAATACTAAAAAATCTTTTTCTAAGGAAAAAAAAATCGAAATAAATATTAAAAGAAAAAAAACAAATTTTGATAAATATGGTGAAGAAAGTGTATCAAAGGTTGATTATTTAAACAAAAATAAATCTATAAAAATTTCAGAAAAAATAAAAAGTAATGCAGAGTTTAAATTAAAAAATTTAATCGAATCACTCAAAGGTTATAATTTAATTGAAATATTTAAAGAAGATATTGAATTATTTTGTGAAAAATGTAATTTAAATTTCACAATAAAAAAATATTTATTGCATCAAAGAAAAAGATTTAAAAAAACAATTTGTACAAATTGTAATCCTACCGACAATAAATCTGATTTTGAATACCAAGTTTTGAACTTTATAAAAGAAAATTATAATGGTGAAATACAAAATAATATATTTTTTGATAAAAAATATGAAATAGATATTTATTTACCAGATTTAAATATTGGAATTGAATGTAATGGATTATGGTGGCATTCGGAAGTATATAAAGATAAATATTATCATCAAGAAAAATTAGATTTTTTTAATAAAAAAGATATTAAAATATTAAATATATGGGAAGATGATTGGAATTTTAAATCAGAAATTATAAAAAATAGAATTCTTTATAAACTTCATAAATTAAAAAATAAAATTTATTCAAGAAAATGTTATATTAATATAGTAGACAATAAGTTATCTAAATCGTTTTTAAATGATAATCATATACAAGGTTATTGTATATCATCTGTCAATATAGGCATTTTCTATGAAAATGAATTAATAAGTTTAATTACTTTTGGAAAATTAAGAAAAAATCTTGGCTTAAAAAGCATTGATAGAAATTATGAATTATTAAGGTTTTGTACTAAAATTGGATATACAAATATAGGTGCTTTTTCTAAATTAATAAAATTTTTTATAAAAAATTATAATCCTGATAGGATTATATCATATTGTGATGCGTCTTTTAATGATGGTAAAACATATTCAGAAAACAATTTTAATTTCATTAAAAGAACTAAACCTAATTATTATTGGTTTAATAAAGATATAGGGTTAAAATTAAATAGATGGAATTTTCGAAAAGATATTTTAGTAAAAAAAGGATATGATAAAAACAAAACAGAAGTTGAAATAATGAATTCCATAGGTTATTACAGAATATGGGACTGTGGTTCATATTTATATGAAATTAATATTTAATAATATATAAAAATAAAAATTTAAAATGATACTTACAAAAGAGGTTACGGTTAAGATAAATGAATCAAATTATGAACATTATGAAGAATGTGGTTATAGTGTAAGTATAGGTGACGCTATTGTTATACCACCTGGATTATTATCAACTGGAAGTCATTATAAAATTCTTTGTAAATGTGATTTCTGTGGAAAAGAAAAAGAAGTTATGTATAAAAATTATATTAAATATCACAATAATTGGGGTGAATATAATTGTCGTAAATGTTCGGAGCATAAAAGAAGAAGATCTTTAAATGAAAAATATGGTGTAGATTATCCAATTCAAAATAAAGAAATTAAAGATAAAATACAAACAACTTTAATTGAAAAATATGGAGTAGATAACCCTAAAAAGAAAAAACCTTAACTTAGTTAAGGTTTTTTTTAAAATTCAAATTCAGGAGTTCCTCCCTGTGCTGGTGGTGCTTGACCGCCCTGTGCTGGTGGTGCTTGACCACCTTGAGGTAGAGTTCCTTGTGCAGGTGGTTGTCCACCTAATTCACCCCCAATTTGTCCACCAGGTGTAGAACCTGGTGATCCACCAAATTCCCCACCTGTCGATCCACCTGGTGGTCCACCAAATTCTCCGCTAATTTGCTCACCAGGTGTAGAACCAGGTGTTCCTTGCACTACACCAGTAGACCTTGATTTAATCCAATAAGCTTGGTTTTCTTCAATTTCTTGTTGTGATAATTTTAAAATGTTATTTACAATAAAGTCAATATGAAAATAAGAGGTGCCATCTTCTTTTTTAAGGTTTTGAACTTGTGTAGCTGCTTCTATTTTTTTAGTATATGTTTTAATTCTTTTCCATTCTTCTATCGTTTGGTTTGAACTAAATATAATGTCTATACTATTCAAAAATACTTCATCATCTTTTAATTCTGGAAATTCCATACACATTTGCAAACGTAATGGTTTTATTATTAATTCTTTAAAGTTTGCTCTTAACCTACCAATAAAATTAGCAAATTTATTTTCTTCTACATTTACATCTGCTGTATCGAGTGTAAATATATTACCGCCACCTGCTGCTAAATCAAAACGAGGCATTGGTATTTTTGATGCTCGTTTTAAATTATTTGAAAAATATTTTAAAACACCTTCTTCATTTAAATCATTACCAGTTGGAGTAACTAATTCAAATTGCGGAGTTCCTTGATCACCATCAGGGAACCATAGTTGCTTATTATATGGCAAATGTTTACTACCATTTATTAATAATGTTCCCAAAGAATCATCCCATTCGACATGTTCTGAATAATTAGCTATTAATTGTCCTATTTGTTCTTCGGCTTTTTGGCGAGATAAACCCTTTGTTGGTATTGTAAATTTTTGATAAACTGTAGCATTAATGATATTATACATTATTCTTGTTTGTTCTATAATTTTCAGTTGATTATATGGTTTAATTAAACCTTCGACATAAGAAGTTTCAGCAAAATCATTTTGTGTTGTATATGATATTAATAATAATTGAGAATCTAAAAAAATTCTTCTTAACTGTGGATCTTCCGGATATTGAATCCATAAATTACCAATAGTAGGCTCATAAGATGGGACTAATGTATCAGGTCTTAACCTATTAAATGAAATTATATTTTGTTTTTTATCATCCCAAACAATTTCAAAAGCAATAAATCCATCAATTAAAAAATCTTTCATCAAATTCCAAGCTGTAATAGTGTCGGAAAAACTATAACGATTATAAATTTTTTCAAAAAATTCTTGATATTTATTTTTTATTTCTGAAGAATAACTATTGGATAAAGGTTTTGTTTCACAAAAATCTTGCCCATTAAATATTATCGCCTCGTCTGATATTATTGACACATAATCTCTAATTTCATCTTTAATAGAATATTCTCTTAAAATTCTCCTTTTATCTGAATATGATTTATCTAAATATGGTATTGCTTTTTTATTTAAAACTTGTGCTATAGCTCTTTGACTAAAAAAGTCATACATAGAGTTATTTTTCTGTGACAAAGGATCTTCATTCATAGAAATACCAACTGTATTTCTAATAATCATATCATCATATTTCATTCCAAAATTAGATAGATTTCTTAGTAATCTATTAAATATTCCTTTATTTTCGCCAGACATCGATGATATATTTATATCACCTTGATTAATTGGATTATAACTCGACATAAAATTAGATGTTTTTTCTTATATATATGAAAGATATAGTTTCCTATTTTTTGAAAATACAATCACCTACAAAATATTTATTTTTTGCTTCTACATTTAATTCATTAAAATCATTTGGATTATACAAAATAACAGTTTGTGACCCCCAATTGAAATATCCTAAATAATCAAATATATTAACTATATCTCCCTTTTCTTTTAAGAAATCAAAATCTTGAATAGTTGATTCACCAACAAGCATTAAATAAACAGGACTTTTTTTTGTAATAAATTCAACTATCCATAAAGTATTTTTACCAAAAAAATCATCTTGTCCCTCAATAGGTATCATTTTACCAATTTTTCCAGAAACAGGACAATGAATGCGATGATAAAAAGACACAAGTAATTTCATATTAATATACATATAACCATTTACATTAATATCCAATTTATGTAAATCTTCTGTTGCGTATCTACCAGAAGTTTTTTTCAATCGTAAAATTTTTTGATCTGGACGTCCTTCTTTATCAAATTCTCCAATTGATTCAATGTAACATTCGTTTGGAATTATCATTTCATAATCTTTGAGTGATTCTTTAATTTCCAAACTTAATTTTGTAGTTAATTTTCTTGTAAAAAAATCCATAAAAGATATTTTAGGAGTGTTAATATCATATTTGAATAAATTGGGATTATAATGATAATTTTGGTTAAATCCATATTTTGGGTTATTCATAAAATCTTCATCATTTGATGAAAAATGCGAAATTATTTTTTTTAAAAGTTTAGAATCAATCAATTTATATCTGAAAGATTTTAATTTATTTAAAATCTTTCTTTCATGATCACCATTTTTAATAAATTTTTGTATATCTTTAATATTTTTGTGATCGTCATAATTTAATAACATTATATAACACTAATTTTTGTTGGCTCTATTGGTCTTTTTAGTGAATTAACACTTATACCATTTTTAATAGCTGTTAGAATACCAGCTGCTTCAAAATAATTATTCACAAAGTAAATTTCTTTATCTAAAAATTTACTTAAATCATTTTTCATTATATTTTTATCATCCTTTATAACTATTACAGGTATATTTTGTTCAATAGCAGCTAAAAACTGCAACCCTATACACCTATCTGGTATCACTAAAGCATGTATATCCGAATTAGTTAATATTCCATTTATACCCTTAATTGCTTCAACAATTTTCGGAGTTTTATACATACCTTTTAATACACAATGTAATTCTGTAATAGATAGTGTTTCTGGTGCTTTTGCTGGGTCTACAATTGGTAATTCATAACCTAAATTATCCACAATAGATGTCATTGGGGAATGAGCCACACTAATATCAAATATATTAGACAATGAGTAGGTAATCATTGCTTCTATACCACCCCAAGGATTAACTATTAATTCATCTTTAAAATATGAATCCATTAGTTTTTCACCATTTTGTATTTTGGTATGTAATGCAAAAGAATCATATTTGTCTTTGTTGTTTTTAATTACTTTTAAAAGTTTTTCCAAATTTTCAATTTTACCACAAGCAATACCATTTTCATTGTAAAATGACTCATAAAGTGGTGAATCATTTAATTCTAAAACATCTATATCAGCTCCTAGTGTTACTCTACCTGCTGAAGCAGCATTTATTGTAAATCTTATATCAGAACCACCATCAGCTATTAATAATATTTTATTTTTTCTAATTTTATTTAATCCAATTTGACCCATCATGAATCTATTTAAAATACTACCTTCGACATATAAAGTATTTTCTGTCATTTCATTTAAATCAGCGCCATTCACTACATTTGGATGTGTAATTAACATGTCACAGCAGCCAGCTAATAATTTAGCAGCTGGATTTCCGTCACCAGAATCACCACCAATCTGTGCACCAATACCAGTAGGTATTGTTAAAACAACATTAAATTTTTCATTATTTACATAAGTTCTAGGTTTAAATTCAAAAATGTTTTTAATAGGATATTCATTGTTAATTGTTATAGCACAATCAATAATAATTTTATTATTGTTGTTAATAACAGCAAATCTTATAATATTTTTATCTTTTAATTCTTTATTTAAGTTAAAAATAGTAAGTTTATCTAATTCTAATTCAATTTGTGTTTGTATTACTTCCATATTTTATATATTATTTTATATATTTTTCGTAACTTTTTCTTATTCTATCAATATGTTTTTCCAATGCATCATAATCATTTAATATTTGTGTTTCGGTATCATAAAAATCTTTAATATCTGCGAGCATCATTTCTTTATGTCTTTGTTCTTTTGTTTTTAATTTTGTTTTCCAAATATTATATAATTTTATAGGGTCATATTTATTTTTAGGAAACCCTGAATATAAAAATTTTGGTATTAAAGAATTATTTATTTTATGGACAAATTTAATTTGTTTTAAATTATATTCAACCAATGCATATTCATAACCATATTGTAGTAATACTTTATATACACTTTCATAAGTAGTGTTTAATAATGAATTTTCTTCTAAATCTTTCTGTGTGATATATCTATCAAAAATAGTAGTTCTTATTTGCAAAGGTATAAAATTAAAATTTATTGCATAAATTATAATTAAATCATTAAATTTCTTAAAATCAACCGTAAAGATAGGTGAATATTGCATCCAATTCGAATCATCTTGATATTGTAAAAAATAAAAAGCTCCTAATTGAATTTGTCCAACATTTATATTTGTGACTTCTTTAGAACTTTTTTGATAAGCATTATAAAAAAACATAGTATTTTCTTTATAGCTTTCTTCTATGTTTTTATATTCTCGTTTAATTATTTTAATTAAATCTCCCATAGTAATATATATTTAATATATATCGGAAAATTAATTATTTTTATTTATGTTAAATTCCGCGCCTAATAAATCAGGTAAGTATAAACAAGGTTTGTTTATACCAAAAAATAAACAAAAATGTATTAAATTAAATAATCAAGGAGGTTTATATTATCGTTCAAGTTTAGAACAAAAATTTATGATTTATTTAGACAATAATGACAGTATATTACAATGGAATACAGAATTAATAAAAATTCCATACATGAAAAATGCTTGGAATAATCAATTATTAGAAATGACTTTAACAGAGCATACATATTTTCCCGATTTTTACTATGAAATAAAAAAATCAGATGGTTCAGTCTCAAGAGTTATAGCAGAAATAAAACCTGAACATGAAACAAAACCACCTAAATTGCAACAAAATCCAACAGCTAAACAAATGAAAAATTTTGAATATTCCTTAAAAGAATATTCAAAAAATCTAGATAAATGGAAATATTGTATTGAGTGGTGTAAAATGAAAGGATTTGACTTTATAATAATAACCGATAAATTATTAAATAAAAAATAATATATACCTATATGAAATTGAAATATTTAAAATTATTTGAAGATTATAATGATGAGTTAAGGAATTTTCATAAAAATTTAATGCATAAAATTAAATCAAAAGTTGAAATAGAAAATAAATATTCGATTAAAGATATTAATGAAATTAAGAAATTAATTGATAAATATATCTTAACTGATGAGATAAAAGATATTATAAAAAATAAATATAAAGTTGAGATTGGTAAAACCTTTTTAAGAAAAAAAAATAAAAGGTCAACACAATATCATAATTATATAGCATATGATGTTGTTGATACTATTTTGCCACGCAAACAAAATTGTATTATAGATATTGAAATAGAAATACCTATAATAGAAGAGTTTATAGAAGAAAATACAATGATGTCTATATCAATATATATACATTCACAGAATCATAGAAAAGATTTTTTTGAACTTTTCAATAGAAGAATTGATACCGATAAAGAAGGTAACTACTATAAATTAGCTGCAATGATACAAAGTTTAGGAAAAGAAATATATAATAAACTTATGTAAAAATTAAATAAATATATAATAATATATTAATTAAAGCATCAATCAATTCATAGATTCTATAGGTTTTGCCTTTAATTAAAGGATATATAAAAAATTTTATTAAACCTAATAAAGATAATAAAAAATAAATAGGTTTAAATGTAAATAAACCTATTATTATCCATATAGGATAAATAATTTTAAGTAAATAAAATAACCATGTATATTTTGGAGTTGTTAAATCAACTTTTTTATAAATTAATTCATTTTTTGTTATATGAATATATTTCATCCATATAAATAAAGGTATTATAAATTTCATATTATTACTAATTCTTCTAATTTAATTAAATTATTCATTTCATATTCCATTAATCTTAATGAACCATTTTGTATAGAACTATATAAATCATCTTTTATAAGAACTTCTATTAGATTACCAATCGGACGATCATATTCATAAGGAACTTCGTTATCTAATTCTCGTTTTTTATAAATTGAATCAATATATTTTTTATGTTCTTCCTTATATTCATGTAAAGAGCAACCATCTGGTCTAACTCCCCATCCTCTTTCAGATTCTTCCCAATATTGTAAAAAAACTTTTTTCATTTTTAATTTTTTACAAATTTAAAAATTAAAATTAAAATTAACAAATTTTTAAAACATAAATATATGAATAAAATATTTAATTTTTATTTCATTAAAAACAAGAATCAATGTTCTAAATTTATATTTTATATATCCATTTTTCTTGACCACAAGAAAAAACTCGATAATAACCACGCTCATGCATTATTTCAACTTCGGTTTTATTTGAATTGAAACCTTCTTTTATTAATTTTTTCTTATTATAGTTAAATCTGTGTTTTTTAACTCCACTTACTACCCAAAAATAATTCGGTTCCGATAAATGAATTTTTTTAAAACCTAATTTTTGATATATAGCGCCATTAAATAAAGAAATATCAGCATAAGATATAATTTCATTTATTTGATTATTTTTAATGAAATATGAAAATAATTTAGAAGCAGCGCCAATAACATTTAAATTCAATTTATTGCAAAATCTTATCAACTCATATTCTTTTTTGCCATTAGTATATCGCCAACCAAATGTCATTAAACTTACTAACTCTTTATCATAGAATAAACCTAATTTTATTTGTGATGGAGAAAATCCTTGAATATGGTTAATATCTAAAAATTGCCTTGCTTGTTTAGATTCGACAAATTTAACTTGACATTTTCTTGCAAAAATTTTCGTTTTAATTAAACTTAATTTATTTAATATGATTGATTTGATTATATTTCGTTTATATTTCCAATCATCTTCCCAAATATGCAAAAGTTGTATTCCTTTCTCTTTGCAAAGTAAAGTTTTATTTATATGATAATTTGAATCAACATAAATTTCCGAATGCCAATAAACACCATTCATTTCAATAGCTAAATTATATTCAGGAAAATAAATATCTAATTCTAAACCATTTAATATTTTTTTATTTTTAACTTCATAAGTTAAAAATAAATTATTCAAAAAGTCTTGCATTTCAATCTCCATATAAGATTGTTGAATATCAATAGGATAACAATCTGTGCATAAACAAATTTCTAAATTTAATCTTGAATATAAAGCATCACGATTTATTTGAAATTCCTTTTCACAATTTTTATGAAAAATCGAAAATAATTTATTTTCATAAGATATTATACTATATTCATCACCAATTAGATTTTCATATCTTAATTTAGTTAAAGATTCTCTTTTAGATTTAACCAAATTTTTAAATTCATCAGTTTTTGAGTAATGCTCAACTCCCCATTTTTCTAAGCTAATTTTTCTATTTTTTTCCTTATATTCAGAAGTTTGTGTATAATATTCAAATCCCCATTTTTCTAAGTTTGTCTGTTTAATTTTTTGTTTGTATTCTTCAGTATTAGAATAATATGTACCCCATTTTTGAAATTGATTTTCTATAATTTTATTTTTACACTCCTGCGATTGAGAATATTTTTTGAAACCATATTTTTCTAAATTAGTTTCATCAGATTTTTTTCTAATTTCTTCCGATTGTTGTGGATATTTCACTCCATATCTATCTAAATTAGTTTGTTTTATTTTTTCTTTAATTTCTGAGTTTTGCAAAGGATTTTCAGTCCCGAATTTCTTTAAATTAGTTTCTTTAAATTTTAATTTATATTCTTCAGTTTTCGAATAATGATCTACTCCATATTTATCAATTAAAGATTGTTTTAATTTATCTTTAACTAAAGCCGATTTCATGGGATTTTCGACACCATATTTTTTTATACATGTTTCCTTTGCCCTTTTTTTATTGCATTTATTACAAAAATATTCTTTTGTTAATCCTTCTGTATAATGATAATAATCTTTAAAAACATTTTTGTTTTCCAAACCACATTTGTCACAAATGCATGTAATTTTTATTACACTTCCAGGCAATAAATCTTTTACTTTAATCAAACAAGGCTTTCTATAATTGATATCATATCCTAATTTTTTATAATAGTCATAATTAGTCCTATGTCCGTTAATAACCACTTCTAATTCTTTAATCATATAGTATATATAAACAAAATTAAAAGAGTTTTAGCAAGAAAATTAATCTTATATTGAGTGCAATCCTTGTCCATCGTTAGAACCTTCTAAACTTATTAATTTTATACTGTGCATTGGGTCGCCTTTCTTTTTATATAAGGAATTGAAGCCTTTGGCTAAGCCTCGCTTGAATATTTCTGTAAAATATGCAAAAGCATTGCCATCAGATTTTTCTTCATTAAAATTATACCAATTATCAAACATGTCTAATAAACCAGACTGATAACAATCCCATTTATCATCATTTGACCAATAACGCATTTTTTTAATTGTTTTTTTAGCTAATAATTCTAACATTAATTTAGCATCTTTGGTAAGTTTTCCTTGTGCTTTACTTACAACTATTTCGACATATAAATCTTTATTATGGAGATAATTCATTTAGTTTAAAATATTTTTTTGGTTTATATAAAATAATTTCAATAAGGTTTCAAATAAAAAAAAGCCAATTATTAAATTAGCTTTTTTATTTTTAATTCTAAATCACCGTCACCTTTTATTACCCTGTGCCAAACCATTTTTTCTATCAAAATTTTTTTGTCAAAATTTTCTGGTAATTTATTTTCTCTTTGAAATAACCAATTTGTTTCGCGTGTGCATTCTATTAATCTATCTTCTAAATCTCTATGCCATGCAAATTCATTTGAATCTGTTTCTGCTTTAAATAAACGAATGTTAAATCCATTTTCTATTTTTTCTTCAAACGGATATTTATAATTATTATTCTTCCTCATAATTTTCTTCCTCATCAAAATTTCCATCTTCTAAATTTCCATCTTCTTCATTATTATTATTATTGTAATCATAATCTTCTTCCCCTTCTATAGTGTCATCATTTTCTAAATAATCAGTGTTATTAATTAAAAAATCAAAAACTTGTTCAACATTAACTTTTGCTGCTGAAATATGATCAGCTGCCCAATCATGCCCTCTTGTAATAATTTCATCTACTTTATTTTCGTCAAGTTCTAATAACACATCAACTAATCTCTTTATAGTTTTAAGATTTTCAAAAACCATATAATTTTGTTCATCATGATGTTCGATGTCCATATCATTTACATCGTTTAGATTTTCATTAAATTGTGAAAAATTCTTTAATTTCATTTTTAAAAATTATTTTTATTATATATTAATTTGGTTTAATTCAAATTCATTATATCTTTCATCTGGTATATCAACCTCATAAATACTATCTATTTTTATATCATCTCCGTTGAAAATTATATAACAAATATCTCTAATACCAACATCAAAAGATTCATCCCAAAATTTTAAAGAATTAAAATTTTTACTTTTTGCATATTCTATAAGAGGTATATAATTATTATCAGTTAATGTGTAACCTGGTCCTGGATATAAACCTCTTTCTTTATATCTGTCCGAGGCTTCTTTTCCATATAATTCATTTACTAAATTGTCTATAAAATAATCTGTGCCAAGAATATAAGGACCACCTTTTCCTATCTCACCTTTAAAATTTTCCATTCTACTCTGATTCTCCATAAATTCAAAAGTATTTAAATTGGCACTGATTTTATATAGTAACCCACCATGATTATAGGCATATGTGGCTGCAACATAGTTGCCTTCTGAAAAGAATTGATTATCTTTGAATCTTTTAAAAGGTTTAATAGAATCAGAACCATGATATAAAGTAATTAAATTATTTTCATAAAATTTTTTTAAATATTTCATTAATTATATATAAAAATAATTCTCATGATTATTAGACTTTAACCTATATCTAATTAATTGTCTATCTATATTAGTTTTTCTAACTGCTTCTGCAATTGATTCATATATTATACCATCAATTGATATTTTCTTAAATTTTTGTGGTCCAGTTTCTTTCAATTCAATATCTTTATTTAAATAGAACCAATCAGGATAAGATTTTGAATTTAATCGCCAAGTAATATAATCATGTGTTTTATTTAATTTAATAGTAGCTTCTGTTATTGAAGTGTATTCTATACCGTTTATAGAAATTTTTTCTTTTTTAGAATCCTCTTTTATAATATATTTACCATTTTTAACATTTAAACTATCGTCTGAATATAAATAATTTGGAAAATTAGGAGAAATTAATCTAAACCCTATTGTTGTTATTTTAATATCTTTGATATCACAGCATTCTTTTATAGAATTATATTCAATACCATCAACTATAACTTTTTTTTCTTTAGTATTTTTTTTGACATCTATGATTTTTTTCTTCTTTCTATTTTTACCAAATATAAATTTTAAATCTTGTCCAAAGAAATCATAGAAACCTTCTGCATTTTTTAAAAAATTATCTGCAACTCTTTTTTTGATTAATTTTAATTCATCTATATGATTATCAATATTCCCTTTTATAATTTCCTCTCTAATAAATTTACATCTTTTTATTAATTCTTCTCGTTTATTATCAAAAAATAATTTTCGTCTTTGGTTAGATTTATTCGAAAAAATTGATAAATTTATTTTTGATTTTAACTTTTCTTTATATTCTTTTGCTTTTTCTTCGCCAAAAGATTCTTCGTATGTTTTACCTTTAACTAAACTACCATTTGATATTTTTTCTTTGATGATGTCTAAATTGGGATTATTAGATAATGTATCCCCACCATCTCCTCCTTTTGATATATTATAACCTATTTCTATATTAGTAGAATTAAATTTTTTAATCCAATACTTTTCTTTTATAGACAATTCTTCGTAATTATCTGTTTCATCTATAATTTCTTTTTTGAAATTATCTATACCATATTTTTCTATGGATCTTTTGATCAATAAACCAGACCCAAAATAATTTGGATCTGAAGTTGTATCTTTACCTATGTAAATTTTATTGTTAATTAAATTAGTAATTTTGTAGATTTGCATTTTTAATACATTTTATTTATTATAGAATAAAAATTCTATTTATTTACCATTATATATTAAAATCTCCGTTCCTTCTCTACCAAAGCCCGGAATAGGAGCCAGAGTATAAATTTTTATATTTGGGCAGATGGCAGGACCAGTAGCCCGCAGTCAATTTATCAGTTTTTTGTGAGCATTTATGTCTAGCAACAAATGATTTTCTCGCAGAAGGATTATTTATTTTAGTTGTTAAACCACCTTTAATATCGCCAAAATTAATTTTTTTAATATTTCCTGTTTTTGGATTTCTAACGTATACTTGATATTTTTTTGGACCTGAGCTTCTTGTTGGATGATTTAATTTCTGATGAGATTTTTTCGATTTTGCTTTTTCATCAATTGATTCTAATTCCTCATTAATTGATTCATCTTCGAATGGAAAATCAAGAGCAACTAATTTTCCTTCAAATTCTGCAAATTTACCAATATCGGTTGTTTCAAATAATTCTTTATCTAAATCACTAAAATTAACATAGTCATCGTCATATAAATTTCTAGCTTCTTGTAATAGAGAAAAAAATGAATCAGAACCAGGTCTAAATATATTTTCTAAAATAGAAAGTTTATTATCAATGTGATATTGTAAATTTTCACTTACTTTTCCATATGAATCGAAATCTTTTAAATGTATCATAAATATTTTAGTTTTAGTTTATATATTAATTAATTCAAATTTTAATTTCCCACAATCATATATTTTATTAATTCCTCTATTTTTCATTTCAAGGGATTCAGTTAACTGTGTATTTAATTTAGTTTTTTTAAAATTAGATTTATGTATTCTTTTATTTTCGATAATATATTTATAATCAGGGTTTGTCTCTGAAATTAATTTAAATCCTAATTTATAATATAAGTTGCCTTCAGACCAAATTCGATCTGCATAACTTATAATTCTTAATGGATTATAATTTTTTATAAAATAATTTAAAAGTTTACTAGCACCGCCAACAACATTATAATTTAATTTATTACAAAATCTAGAAAGATTCCATCCATCTTTTTCCATTTTTTTTCGTCCTTCAAAATTATCAAATGTCATCACTGAAATTAATTCGTCATTAAAATATAAACCTAATTTAATTAGAGATTTGTCTGAGCCTTGTATATGATTCTCATTTAAAAAATTTTTAATGTTATATAATTCTCTAATTTTACATTTTCTAGCAAATATTTTATTTTCAGTTAAACCTAAAACATTTTTAATTTGACTTTTAATTATATCTTGTTTCAAATCCCAATCATCTTCAAATATGTGCATAATTCTTATACCATTTTTCATGAAATATAAAGTTTTATTTAAATGATAATTATTTTCTTTAAATTCATTAGAATGCCAATATAAACCATTAAATTCTATACCAAATTTAAGTTCTGGTAAATAAATATCTATTTCTAAAACATCTCTGTAACCAGATAAAATTTCACCTTTGTAAAAAGATTTAATAAATTCTAATAGTTGTTTTTCTTTAATCGATTTCAAATCATCAATAGGGTAACAAATAGTGCATAATGGTAAATTAGATTCTAATCTTTTGTAAAAATTATCTGATTTTATTTCAAAATAGTGTCCATTTATACATTTAAAAGAAGATATATTATTTTCAATATATTTTATATAATTTGGATGTTTTGCAATTTTAAAGTTTTCTTTCCTGAAATTTTCATCTTTAACGATGTTATCAACACCATACTCTTTTAAGTTGGTTTCCTTTATTTTGTTTGATATTATTTTCCAATCTTCATAAGTAAATTTAGATAATGTTTCCTTAATTTTTTCTATATTATTATAATTTTTGTTACCATATCTTATTAATTTAGTATTTTTAATATTATCTATTATTTTTAATTTTTTTTCATCTGTTAAATTATTATAATTTTCCTTAATTTTTTCTATATTATTATAATTTTTGTTACCATATCTTATTAATTTAGTTATTTTTATTTTATCTGATATTATTTTCCAATCTTCATAAGTATATTTAGATAATGTTTCCTTAATTTTTTTATTAATATCAATTGATTGTGTTGGATTTTCAACACCATAATTCTTCATTAATGTTTTTTTGGATTTTTCTTTAAATTCATCTGACTTCATCCAATCCGATGATTTTTTTTTCATTATTTTAGTTTGTGATATATGTTCTACATCATATTTATTTATTAAAGTTTTTTTAGATTTTAATTTAATATCTTTAGATTGTTGTAAATATTCCACACCATATTTTTCCAAATTAGTTTCTTTTTGTTTTTTCTGAAATTCTTCCAATTGTAAAGGATGTTCAACACCATATTTTTTTAAATTAGTTTCTTTGGCTTTTTTTGCACCACATATTTTACAACATGAATATTTACCACCTAAACTTATATTTCTCAAATATTCTCTATATGTAATGCTAACTTCATTTTCACAAAAATCGCATAAAACATCTACAATTTCTCTTGAACCAATTGTTAAATCTTTTATATTTATTTGCAGAATTTCTTTATCAATATCATAACCTAATTTCTTAAAATATTCTAATTTCCTACAACCTTTCTTTAATATGTTTACAAAATTATTTTTTATCATATAATTATATATAAAAATGTGGCAATTTGTTTTAATAAAAAAAAAATAACTACTTTTAAGTAGTTATTTTTTTTATTAAATTTATAAATTATAGTTTAATTCTTTCTTTATATTGTAATTCTTTAATTGCTTGTAATTCTTCATTTAATATTTTCTTTCTAGCTGTTAAATTTACCATTGCTGTTGAAAGAACTTCTGATTCACCAATATATTTAATTGAAGCTTCTAATTTTGATATGTTAAAATCTAAATCTTCTAATTTAATAGAAATTTCTCTTTCTTTATCTTCTAATTTTCTTTTAACAATCAATTCTTTATCCAATTTATTTTCATAGAAGAAAGTTAAATCATAATTTAATTCATTTCTGACTTCGTTAACCAATTCGAGTGCTGATTCATATTTGAAGAATGAATTACCATATCTTTCATCACATCTATATAAATAAGTTGCATTTTTATAATTAAATGCGAAACACTCTAAATAAGGATTAATTAAATTATTAACTCTTTTAACAACATCTAATTCAACAAATTTGTTTAAATTATTTGCAGTTTCAACTAAAAGTGGATAAAAATTTTTATTTACAATAGGAATAATTGGAGAAGAGAATAAAGATTCTAAAGTTGTTTCTTTCATTTCATCATCATTAATATAAATTACTCCTTTTTTAGCAACTGATAAACCAATAGTTAAATTTTCAGAAATTCTAAAATTAATTCTATCTTCAACAACTCTTGCATAATTCATAGCAGATTGTAAATTTCTCAAAACTTTTAATTGTTCATTATCAGTTACATGTGTTTCCAACAATGTTTTTTCGATATTATTTTCAGAAAGCAAAAACCATGAATCTTTTACTAAACAGATATAACCTTCTTCAACTCTATCGACAAGAGTATAAACTGATTCAGATTTACCACCTGATAAAAGATTTGTTTTTTGTTCCGGCGATTTTGTTAAATTGTGTACAAATAATTTTATTTCAGGAACCCAATCATAAATTGCTAATTCGTTTAGAACTTTTGACATTCTATCTTGATCAGAATCTAAATTAATTGTTTGCAAAACAACATTGATAGGCTGTCTGTATATTTCTCCTTGATTTTTAGAATTTAAAACATTATATAAATTTTTCAATTCATACAATAATTGATATTGTTGCATATCAATGTTTAATGATTCCAAAAGTCCTTTTACATCCGAATCATAAGTATATGTTTTAAGCTTCTCATTCAAAGATAAAATTATTTGTTTCTCAGAAGCCACATTGCATGCATTTAAGTGACTTTCTACAATGTTAAATATATCATTCTGATCATATGATAAATTTTTCTTAAAGTTAAAAAGCTCTAATTTGAGATCCTTCATAATTAAAAATTGTTTTTATAGTTTAAAGTATATATTACATTTCAAAACCCTATTTTTGCTATTTTTTTATTTATAAACTATTTGGGTTTGTGCTGTCTATACTTGTACTGGTTCCGGGGTTTCCGAGTGATTTATCGATATTAGAATACCATTTCGTCCTTTTTGGTGAAATTATATTTTCAGTATCTTCTGTAAATTGATCGTATGTATAAGAATTTGACCAAGTTGATGGTGTTTCTATTGACCTTATTCCTGTTCTATTTGGTTTCCTATATGCTGGATAAAATGTATATACTTCAAATGAAACAGTTAATTTAATTTCATTTTTGGTAGTAAAACTTCTATCTCTTGTAATTTCAAATTGATTACTTTCAGGTAATTGCATTACAGCGTTAATTACATATTCATTATATTCGAATGACATATATCTATAGATACCAATTGTGTCCATTAATGCTGCTGCACAATTAAAATAATCATTTTCGCTATTTAAAAAAATAACCAATTCATATTTAGCTGAAATTGGAAAAGGCCTGATTCTTGCTTGTATAGTTTTTATTTCGTCTGTATCCTCAAATTTTGTATTAATCCAAACATTTGGATTATCCATTTGTTCCGTTAAAATATCAAATCCATTCATGGTAAGAATTCCTCTTGGTATCTGATCAGTATTTAAATCTGTTTTTCTATTATCTGAAACAACATCATCAACAAAAGTATCTATTACGAATTTTTCGTCACCTGTCAATGAGTAATAGAACGGAACTATTACTTTTCGTGGTCCAGTTGAAAATTCATAATACCAATAAATTTCACCTTCAAATGTATCTAACACTGCAATTGTTAGATTCCTTAAAAAAACTTCGTCATAATTTTTTTTATCGCCTATCATATTTACATTTTTTTTTATATATTATAAATTTTCTTTCTTCTAAAACTTATTTAATTCTTAACATAAAATTTTTATGAAACAACTTTTATTATCTGAAAAATGGCGTCCAAAAATAATTGACGATATGGTATTAATACCAAGAATAAAAAAAATATTTGAATCAGGATTAAAAGATAATGTAATACTTTATGGTCATTTTGGAACTGGTAAAACTACATTAGCAAGAATACTTATAGGAAAATATACTAAAAACTCACCAAAATTAGAATTAAATTCATCTTTTTATACATCAATAGATGACTTAAGAACTAAAATTGATGATTTTTGTTCTAAAGTTTATATGGGATTAGATATGTCGATAGATATAAAAGCAGATACTATTAAATATGTATTTCTAGATGAATTTGAAAGAACCTCAAAACAATATCAAGATGCGTTGAAAGCATATATTGAGGAATATTCTGCTAAAAATGTTAGATTTATTTTAGTCACTAATCATATTAATAAAGTTTCAAAGGGGATATTATCAAGATTTTCTCTTGTAAATTTTGATTGTCAAGATCATTCTGAAGAAAAATTGTTAAAAACACTTTTTTATAAAAGAATACAAGAAGTTATTGCACCAGCAGAAAATTTTAAAATTAATAAAGAAGATTTAGCTAAAATTATCAACAAAAATTTCCCAGATTTTAGGCAAACTTTAATTGCCATTGATCACTTTAGGAGAAATGGTGAAATTTTAAATTCAACTAATATAGATATTAAGAAAAAAGAAGAACTATATAAAATAGCTCTTGGCGAAACTAAAACATTTGATGAAATATACCATTATATACTTGAAACATTTACAGCAGAAGGTGTTGATGAGATGATAACATTACTTGGGCGTCCTTTTATAGATTATATAATACAAAATCAACCAAATTTAATAGAAAAACTTTTTAAAGTAAGTGCAATTATAACGGATCACACAAGATTATTAGAAACAAATACAGATCCACTTATATTAGGTATAACTATTTTATCCAGAATCAGAGAAGTTTTTAATTAATATATAACTTATGTTTAACTTCACCGATTTTTATGTAATTAATAAAAATGATCCTTCATATACAGCATATCAAGTTATCGAAGATGATATAATAAAGGTTATTATACAAAAGTATAAAATGATATTATTCACCAATAAAGGTGATGTTATGGGTGATCCTTTTTTTGGTGGTGATTTAGAAATGTTAGTTAATCAGACAACTGTTTCGGCATCATATGTAGAAAATGAATTACATTCACAAATTATTGATTATATACCAGAATTAACAAACATGAATTACAGTTTAAAAACTGTATTTACTCAGGATACTATTAATTTTTATGATAT